CAAAGTCAAACCTTGGTCGTTGTGTGAAAGCACATCGATTGCACGGCCTTTCTGTTAGAAAGTACGAGGGAAGCCCCTGCTCGGTGCATGTGTAACTGCGTACTTTACCATTGACGGAGGGTAGTTCGATTAAACCAATCGAATTCTCCAGTGAGGCAGAGGTATCACTCGCTAGCCTCATGGGGACCTTGCGCAGCGGTAACAAGGCGGATTTGACTACCCGTCTTGTGTCTAGTGACAAACACGGGACTGTTTTGGAGAAGGCGCTTAGTCGAGCGCGTACCGCCCAGTCGGTATTCGATTTCTGTAAACTGGGTAAACTGCCTAGCTTCTTGGCTGAGAAAGAGCTGGCGAAGAAAGAGAAGTTCTCTACCCGATCGCGACGTTATGGTTGCTTTACTGACAACCTCCCGAACGATTCGCTCTGGAGTCAGTTGAACGTCTACTACACTTCGCCGGGCCAGCTTACTCCCCTTCAGGGGGATGCGGTTGACTATGCCAATAAGTATGTCTCTGGTCTGTACAGATGGCAGCGCCAAGGCAAGCTTTCTCCGTATGACCTGGAGGATGCGGCGCAATTGTTTCACAAGTCCGGGTTGGGGTTTCCGGTTGTGTCTTCGAACCAAGAGAGGTACCGTGAGGAGGTACTCGCGATTTCCAGAGACATCTGGAATAGTGGCGCTGACCCAGATTGGGTCGGTGTTCTCCCAGGCTTGGCTGGGTACCGTGGGCAACCACTTTGCGCTCCTGACGAGCGCAAGAACCCAGGAGGATGTGCGAAGACACGTCTCATTTTCATGATGCCACGCGCGTTGGCTAATCTGGAGAAGTGTATCCAGAAGCCGCTATTCGACGCCCTCAAAGAACATCCTGAGTTCTGTGCTTGGAAACAAGCTCATGACGTCGATGTGCAAATGACGCGACTCCTGTCACAAGGAAAGCGGGTACTCTCGGTTGACTTTAAGAAGTTCGATTCGTCGATCCCCTTCTCAGTCATCTCGAAGGTCTATGCGATCTACCGCGAGTGGTTTGTACCGGAAGCTGCGCCTCTGATTGACTTCTGCGAGGAAGTCATCAAGCGCTCTGGCATAATTTTCCCAGATCGTGATGGCGAGGGCGGCGACTATGTCGTCATGCCCGGATCATCGCGAGTTCGGGGTATGCCGTCAGGTTCGGTAATGACGAACATGACTGACAGCAACGTGAACGCCTGGGTTATGGCCTACTCTGCAAAAGTCCTAAAGATGGAGATCCTGCAGGGTCACTTTCAGGGAGACGATGGAGCTATCATCTTTACCGGTGATCCATCGATGGAAGACCTACAAGGCGTGCTGTCTACCCACCTTGGGATGACGCTTTCCGCTGACAAGTCCTCTTACGAGCGCGATGAGGTCACGTTTCTTCAGAACGTCCATCATAAATCGCATACATTTGAGGACTTGAACGTTGGTGTGAGGTTGATTATGCATGCCACGAATGCTATGACCTCGCATGAGAAAGCTGACGATGAAGCCTACGTTGCAGACGATTTTGAGACCATTCGTTACTGCCAGCAAGCAGGGTATTGCCTACATCATCCCTGTGCCACAGATCTCTGTGACTGGTTGGCGGTGCATGATGTTTATGCCAAAGATGTGCTCGAGAGGGTTCGTAAGGACCCTCAATTCTTCATCAAGGCATGTGAGGCGGTGAGGCGTAAAGACTCCAATGGTCAAAAGGGGTTTACGCCACAAGCATTGATGTCTTCTCCCGTGTTTCAGTACATGCTGAGCGAGGCTTGAGTCACCCTGTTCATTCG